AACTCAGTTTGTTGACCTCCAGTATCTCTATCTTTAATTTTTTCAACATCTATCATAGTTTGAAACTTCATTTCGGGATGCTTAACCAATCTATGAATCACAATCATATCATCACATCTATTTAAGAATGGTTTACCTCCTTCAATATGTGCTTTCAATGGTGGCTTTAAGTGACCAAACCAATGATGCTCTTGAGGGTATAACATTCCGCTCCTTCCGCTTTCCGAGTTTGGGTGAGTAGAAATGTACAAAGTCTTTCCTGATTGATTGCAAAATTGTCTCGTTTCATTTAAGAATTCATAATTATCCGAGTGCTGCATACCTCTATCCAATCCCGTAAATGGGTCTATAAATCCAACATCTGAATTAGTGCTTCCAATTATATCTAACATTTCTTTTGGCTTGTAGAGTTTAGTGTTAGAAATGAAAGTAAAATAATATTCAATGAATGATTCGTGTTTTTTAATCTCGTCATATGTTAAATCTTGAAACTTTTTACCCGAATACATTTGTATTAAATCACGCATGACTTGACCGCTTGAATTCTCACCCATCCAAATAGTAAATTTCAAATCGTGATTAGTAGCTAACGCCAGGAAGTACCATTCCATGAAATAAGACTTACCTACATTATCGTGTCCTAAAACTATGTTTAGTTGTCTACGCTTGAATCGTAAGTAATCGTCTAAACTGCATCCTATTCCTAATCCCTTAGAAATATTACCATCCTTAAAATCTTTTAAGTATTGGGTGCTATGTCCGTTTTTTAGTATCATTTGTTTGCTTCCATTTGTCTCATTACATTTTCATACTGTAATTGTTCTATGCTTTTTTTGTTTATGATAACTTCTTTAAAAATGGTAAGGTATTTAGTAAAGTAGATTTCCAATTCTTAATCTTTTGTATCTTACCGTTTCTACTAACACACCAATCATTAACTAACCAAGATTGATATTTTAGCTTAACATCATTAATATCTACGTTAGGTTTGTTTTCTAAAGCATAAGCCACAAAATTTTCAATAGTTGGTATATGTATAACATTAACATTTACATTATCATTAACATTAACAGTTTAAACCGTTGCAACGGAATCAACGTTCGTTAAATCCGTTAAAGTTTTTTCTTTCTTTAATCTTCTTGATTCTGCGCTTTTCTTACCAGCTTCAGACCATTGCTCACGTTTACCTTCATACTTTTCTAAATCTCTTTTTAATTGTCTTTTAATTGGTATAAAAGAAACTTTAACAAGTGTATCTTCAGTTATTGGATTCTTATCATTTACATATTTCAAAATGTGCTTAATCAATTTACCCGCTATTTCATCAGGTAACTCTTCAAACAATTCTTCATAATCTGCATAAAGCAAAAATCCTTTTTTATCCTCTGCCATAATTTTATAAAATAAAAAAGCCCTAATTAAATCCGTTGCTTCTGACTTCAACTTCATTAAAAAGGGCAATAAGTTCTTAAGTTCCTATAATGTCAGAAGGGAACGTGTACAAATATAAGACGTATTTTTTAATTATTCGTTGCTTTTTCTAATAAACTTTTTTGAATAAATACCTCTTCTACTATCGCATTCATCTTCCCACTCATCCAATAGCCATACATCGTAAACTAAATCGGGAAGTATATCCGCCTTTTTAACTGCGTCTTCTTTGCTATTTGCGTTACCAATCCAAAAAGCGGGTTGATTTTCTCGGTAGTAAAATACTTTGTAGTAAGTCTTCATATCACCAGGTTATTATCGTTTACAATTTCTCTTATTTTTTCTCTTAGATGTTCAGCCATTTTATATTCATCTTCCGTTGGTCTTGTGCCTAAATAAAAATCACGTTTAGTAACTTCTCTTAAGTATTGGTCAAGCGCCAATACCGTATGTTTCCAATCAAATGCTTCCATAGCTAGTTTAGCATCTTGTTCTTCATCAAATTCAATCGTTATTTTCATAGTTGTTAGTTTAAAATGTCCAGTTTTTTAATTAATAAACATGACAAAAGGAGGCTTTTACACCTCCGTTTTATTAGAATGGTAAATCAGTACTATTTGAAGATTGCATACTCATTCCCGTAGGCTTTGCTTCCGTTCTTTCAACGTACTCCTCTTTTATCTTCATTTTTCTCATATTCGTTGGTGATTAAAAACATTAAATAGCTAAAAATAGTGGCAGCTATAAATTTATTCTGATACTCGTGGCTATTCCAAATCATTACGCTCATTCCAATTGCTAGAATAAACGTACTTAACGCTATCCATCTACTCATAATGGTCATTATTTAGTTCGTGTTTTAATCGTCGAAGATCATTCTTCATTTCAGTGATCATTGCATGGGCGGTAAATACCGAAATATTGAAATGTTCCGCTATGCTCCTGGTAGTATTGTATCCTTTATCGTGGTAGGTCTCAAAGAAAATTAGCTTGATTCTATCGTCAACAGTATTACGATATATTTCAATGACTGATTTCTGCTCTTGATAGTTTAATTCAAAAAGTATCTTGTCTTTTATTTCGTCTTCAGCCTCTTCGATTGGAAATTCATTCTCTACGCTATTGATAATTTCTATTTTACTTTCAGTATCTCGGAATAATAACTCGCATTTGATAAAATGAAAGAGAAAATCTTTGACGTTTCCGTATTTAAATTTGGATTCGTTTTTTAGACAATTTAAATAAGCGTTTGAAATGACTGTATCGGCTTCAATTCGTAGGTTGATACGATTCAATAGGTACATCGTGTACTTCTTTACATCAATGTAGTGGTTTGTTAGGTATTTATCGAGTGAGTCCTTCATACCATATAAAAAAGTCCTTAATAAATATCTTTCTTCTTACCATTGAGCAGAAACAATCTTTACTTTTGATTCCGTTTACTCGTGCATAAATAGCATCTAATTTTTTACATGATACTTTTGCAGTTTGAATAGTGGAATCTGCAATCTTGATTGATTCGATATAGTCTAGTTCAGCTTGTTCAAACATAACGAAAGAATGTAAGTTGATAAAGAAGTGATACAAGCAAAGGTAAAACTACCCGAGTAAATCAATCCACTCCAAAAGCCTATACACTTGAAACAACCTAGTCCAGAATAAACCCAATTTGTTAAAAAGTTTATCGGTAAATGGTCAAAAATCCAATCTATTACAAATTGAATCGGCTCGAATTCAACAAACCACCAAGCAAAAGCAACAATAATTAAATACTCCATGACGTTTTTTTCGTCAAATATATGATTAAATTCTAATCAATGCCTTTATAAAGTAAATTTATTATTAAAATGTAGATTAGATTTATCATTCTTTCGTGTTTTTATAGGTTTCATTATAGTACTGCTCTGCTCTTCCCATGTTAGGGTCTAGGTTTGTACCCATCGAATCATAAACTGCTTTCATGATTTGCTGCTTCTCCATTTCTTGAGATATAAATATTTGTGATTTAGTTATAAATTTTTGAGTTTCTAATAAACCTACTAAGTATTCTACTGCTGTTTCTTTCATCTTATTCTGATTTAAAGGTTTCGTTGTAGTATTGTTCTGCTTCTGATTCCCCATCTCCGCCACAACAAGAAGCCTGAATTATCTGCTGCTTCTCCATTTCTTTGGCTTGTTCTAAAATTCTTGGTGGTATTTGTGATTCAAGTATTGGCCATTGCTCAATTAACCATTCCATTGCTGTTGTCATAATTCCGTTTCTTTTAAATATAACTCAATTACTCTAATGCTTTTCTCTAGGTCATCTCTAAACTGTCCTTTCTTGCGACATCTTACAATTCGTTTAATCACGTCAAATTCATAAGCGTTTAATTCGTGTTGACTGGCGAATAGGTAAAGGCTTCCGTTCGTGTTATCGTAGTGCAAATCTTTCATTCCTTTAGTTTTTGTTTGTATTTCAAAATTAGTTCTTTTAATTCAATCTTTGTAAACTTTCTTGTTTCGTAGGCTTTTTCACGCAAACAAATGAATTCGTCTTTACCTATTTTCTTCTCCAGGTTGATACCGTATTCTATTAAATTTCCATGCAAAAAAGTATTACAATATTCACATTGTAAATGCACATTATCTTCATCAAATCTTACGTTAGCATGACCTCCACTTGAAAAGTAATGACCAGCATTTTCTTTCTTGCAAGGTTTGTTACATGAAATACAATTCAATCCTGCATCTCTTTTCCTTATCCAAGAATTAAATACTTGCTGCGCTAACTTCAAATAGTCTTGCAGCGTCAACAAGTCCTCCTTTTGTTTAATCTTCTTTTCCTTCTTGATAGCAGATAGATTCTTCATTGCTTGTGCAGTTTTCAAACACACCTCGCAACGATTGGATTTTATAGTTGAATTAAACTTTTGCTTTGGCTCAAATGGCTCTAAGCAAGATTTACATTTCTTCATTTTGTTGTTTTAAAAATTCAATCAATGGCAGCAATATTCCTTTTGAAGTATTCATATCTCCTCCTTTTTTATCTCTATTCGTGTTTAAGTATTTTCTGCATAAATCTTTTAACTTCTCAGTTTTAATAAACAGACAATGGAAATCACTTAACCAATAGCACCAATAATCTGCCTCACTTGTTGCAATTCCGCTTTTTTTTCCTCTCGATTCATATTCAACATAAATGTTTCCCGTTTCCAAGCATCTAAAATCTCTTTTCACTTCAATTTTACTACCTAACAAATCATTGAATTGCTTCTCATAGACTTGACCTATCTTTAAGTCATATCTAAAATCGTTATTATAATTCAATTTCCTCCTCTTGTTGTTTATTTAATTCCTCTTTCAAATATAATATTTCCAAACGTAAACTGCTATTCACTCGCTCAAAAGTAGCATTATCTTCTTCAAGCATTTTAAAGACTTTTAAAGCATCGTTTAGGTCATTTGCTTCTCTTTCTATTGCTTTTACTTTTTCCTCGCTTAGATTGGCTAATTTCATCCTAAAAAGCAATCTATTGATGCTTATCTTTATGTTTAATCTTGCGATTAGTATATCAGTTGACTTCATAGTACGTTTTTTCCTTCGTTTAAAAACTGCGTTCCGTTGTGTAATCTAAACATAACAGGACTAGATGCAAAAGTTGGTTTCCCTCCCGTTTCCGTTTCCTTCACTTTCTTAACGTGAACTTCGGTATACATCCAGGAATGTGTGTGCATTGGGTAACGATGGATAACTATAAAATCATCCGCTCTATTTCCCCATTTACCTCCTCCTTCAGCATCTGCCATGTTTGGTGCTTGTGGCATTCCTTCGTAATCTCCTGATTTATGCGTTTTTCTTAATGCTTCAGTTGCTGCGTGAACGCACATATAAATTGAAGTATTCGTTTTTTTGGCAAATAATCGAAGTTTAGTAGCCATCTCATAATCTAAATCGTGAGCATTGGCAAATTTAGGCTTTAAGAATGAATTGTGCGGGTCAATCATCAACGTATCATAATCACCTAAAACTTGTACTTCTTTCATAAACTCTTCAATAGTCCAAGCCTTTTGAGCGTCTATGAAATCAAAGTGAGATTCAATAAAGTTTTTACAATTTTCAAGTTGTTTAGGTTGCATATCTTTAATCTTACAACCAGCGTATAACTCAATCAAATTTCTCTTTAATCCATTAACACTATTTTCAGCGGAGTAGATAAGATGTTTAAGATTATGTTTTTTAGCTAGGCAAAGTAAGTACCATAGCACCCAATACGTTTTACCTACATTTGCATGACCTAGAACGATATTAAATGAAGCACGTTTGAATCGTAGGTTAATATCTAAATCAATTCCTAAACCTAAACCAAGAGGTATTTTATCTAACCTAGACAATTCTAAAAACTCATCACTACTCCTATGATTAACTATCATTTCTTTTTTGTTTTTATGTGAAAGCCATTTACATCAATTTCATTTCCCCATTGGTCGGTTGAAATTACATCTGCCTTTGTATTTATTACATTATCATTTACATTAACATTATCATTTACAGTTATGTTTGTTATCGTTTGTAATGCTTTGTTATCATTTGTTATACTTTGCCATCTTTTAGCCATTCCAATTTTACCCGCTTCACTTCGTTTTGTTTTGATTTCCAAGAACTTAACTAAATCACGTTTTAATTGCTGCTTAATAGGAGTAAAAGCTAAATTTATGATAATATCTTCAGTAATTGGATTTTCATCGTTTACATAAGCAAAAATAAACTTAATCAATTCTCCCGCTTTTTCATTTGGTAGTTGTTCAAATAATGCTTTTTGGTCTGCGTAAAGTATAAATCCTTTTTTTTCTTGTGCCATAATTTATAAAATAAAAAAGCCCTAATTAAATAGGTTGCTTCTGACTTCAACTTCATTAAAAAGGGCAATAATTTCTTCAATTCCTATAATGTCAGAAGGGAACTTTTACAAATATAACTTTTATTCTTTATTGTTTTGATTTTTTATAAACTTTTTTGAAAACATACCTCTTCTCGAATCGCATTCATCTTCCCATTCATCTAAAAGCCAAACATCGTAAACTAAGTCGGGAAGTATATCAGCCTTTTTAACTGCATCTTCTTTACTGTTTGCGTTACCAATCCAAAAAGCAGGTTGATTCTCTCGGTAGTAAAATACTTTGTAATAAGTTTTCATAGTGTCAAGTTATTATCGTTTGCAAATTCTCTTAATTCTTCTCGAAGATATTCAGCCATTGCATATTCTTCTGATGATGGCCTTCTATTTTGATACACATCTCTTTTAGTAACTTCCCTTAATAATTGGTCAAGTTGCATTACTGTATGTTTCCAATCGAATGCCTCCATAGCTAACTTAGCATCTTCTTGTTCGTCAAATTCAATTGTTATTTTCATAGTTCTTCGTTTGTTAGTGCAAAGTAAAGGTTTTGTAGTTGGTGGACGTATTTAATAGTAGTTAAAAAGTAGCATCCAGCATC